TTAACTTACAAGCTTTATATTCATAACTACCGGTTGTTAATTCTTTTAGTGTTTTATCCCAATTATTACTACTACTTATTACAATCATTATAGGTAATATAACTACTAATGATTTAAGTATACTCAGGCTTTTAGTCATTTATGCAAACCCCGCAAAATCGGCGTGTCGCGCCGTCAAATAGCCAGACACCGCACCCTAAGCAACGGCATATACGAGCTTCACTTATCACCATAGCCAGCCTCCTTAAGTAGACCTACTAACTGCTCAAAGGATAGCAACGCTACCCAATCCCCTATAGAGGCCTCCCCTTGCCCGTTAAGGCGTAGTACGGCTACCTTTAGGTCTAACTCACTACCTCGGTCTTTTAATTGCTTTAGCGTGGCACCTGGGCTAAATCCAGTCCTAGCCTTGACCTCCCAGTCAATACCGACCGTACCTGTAATATCGCTGCCCTGTCGGCCTGCACCTGTTGACTCGGCATAGGTAAACCCATTAGCTGCTAGGTACTGGGCTACTACCTTTTGCGACCTATAGCCTCGGTGTTTACGCGCCTGTGTCATTTACTTTTACTAGCTCTGACTGAGGTACCCAGTACGCTGTATTACGGTCAGTAGTTTTTAAGTAAAGGTTGTCCTTGCAATAGCTAACAGGTAGCCAACCGCGAATAACAAAAGGGTTAGAGCCGGTAACTAAAATTACCCTGTCGCTGTCCCTATCGTTAGCTTGAATTATCAGGTGGCCGGTGTCTAGCTCTGTGTGTTTTACTTCCCAGTCTGGGGCTATGTCTGGGTCGTCTTTATAGCTGTCAACACTAGGGACAAAGTCCGGCACTTTAAGCCATTTAGCAGCTGCTATTTCGGCACAGGCACCTAACCAATTAAGCCTAAGTACGTAATCGGGCTGCAGGTTATCACTTGCGTACTTGTGCTTATAGCCTGCTTTACTCGCGTTGCCCATGCGGGTCATAGCAGCCTGCAAGGCTACGTTAACCTCGCGCTCATTTAGTAGGATTTCAACGCTCATCTAGGCCTACAGTCAGCGCATAGCCATACCGACATTTCAAAATCCATAATGCCACCGGCTCTACTAGTTTGCCTGTTGCAACCGTCGCATACGTCGGTTTCATTTATTGTTGCGTTGCCGTCCCTATCTACCTTTAATGAGATATTGCCAGGGTAAATAATTTCCATGCCTGCCATTAGTTGACCCAGGTAGGCGGGCATTGGTCCTTACGATCTTTGCTAGGACATGACCAGCATTTATAGGGCTTACCGGCTTTTGAAATACCTGTTTTAAACTCCATATAGCCATGCTTGCAAGTTGGCTGCACCTCACCGCCTAGCGTGTCTGCCACTACGCCTACAGCCTCTTTAATTGTCCAGGGGTCTACCTGAGTCGTAACAGTCGTACGGCCTAACAATGAATTACTAACCGCCTTAATAAGCTCGACGGTATCCTGGACAGCTGTTAGCTGTAATTCAAAGTCTGCCTGATCTACGGCGTAGACGTTAATTAAATCCCCGTTAGCCATTTTAAAATTAGCCTGTATTTTAGTATCTACGTTATTAGCCATTTGAATTATCTCCTAGTGTTAATTGGACGGGTGCTACAGCTTCTACTTGATCTTGCAACGACCACTTGTAAGCCTCATGCGTAGTCGTATTTGTAAAGGTAGTTACATCTAACACGTGAGCCTCGCAATAATGCCGTTTTTGGCCATGACTTTTAGGGTTAACGCTAGTAACTGTAATAACCGCTAGAGTCGTTGCCCTTTTGTGCCACTTGCTGGCGTCTTTATGTGGGTCTGGCTTATCAACTTCATTAAACCAATTAGGCCTTATGCCCCATTGTGTTTTGCAGTAATCGCACCAGGTGCCTGAGTCGGCTTTAGTTATCATGCGTGAAGCCTTGACTGGCAGCTACTACATAAATCGACTTCTAGGTCGTCGTCGCGTAGGTAGGCATTGGTCATACTAAAACTGTCGCAATTTGAGCAATTTGTAATAAAGCCAATCTTTAAAAGGCTGTATAAGTGATTCATTTTACAGCCCTTAAATAGCCTGGATGTCTACGCATTGTTTGTAGCTCTTTTTTAGCTGTGTTATATCCTCTTGACCAAGCCAATACGGCTACTCCAAAAGTAATAACACCGTAAATAACTAACATATAGATAAACGCTAAATTACCTGCCATTTTTTCTAGTCCTTTCTAGTCCGGATTTTTAATTATACGCACACCTGCCGACAATTAGCCCTTAGGCGGCGTGTCGGGCTTAGGTTTAGACTTAAGGCCGTTGCCTGCTAGCACTCCACCTAATGAGCCGGTAAGGAAAATAGCCAGGGTTTTTAGTAGGTCTATAAAAGCTGCGTCATTAGGTGCCTGAGCATTTAAAGGCTGAGTAACAAAAATAAGCGCGTAAGTAATACCTAAAGTAACTAGCACAAAACAGGCAGCTAGTGAAGCCCCAATAATTAAAATTAACCTAGCGTGAATATCCTCCGGCGTTAGCCTGCGTGCTGGTCTATCCATTATACGACTGTTTAACGAGGTCCTTAGTACAGACTCCACTAGGGATACACGCCGGCGGTTGGCACTCTTTGAGTTTCCAGTTTTTGTACTCTTGGCAGGGGTACCTGGTCCAGCCGTCATAGCCACACCCAGTTAAAAGTAATGATAGGCCTAGCCCTATTAGCCATAACTTCAATTACCGGCCGAGCGGGTCTTTAGGATTCAAGTAGCGATAGGCAACAGGTAATACAGCGGCTAAACCTGCCTTAAGCAAAAGGCTAGGGTCAGTAATGCCAGACATATAACAGGCAAGGCTTGCAGCTGCAAAACTACGTAACCAACTGCCGCCGATCTGTTGGGCTACCTTTAGGCTGTGCTTATTCATCTTTAGCCAATCCGAGCTTATCTATAAGCTCTTTAGTTTGTTTAGGGTTTAAAGCGATTTCAAAGTGCATATCGTCCTTACGGTTACGGTAAGTACCGCCCCATTTACAGCCGTATTTTTTAGCTAGTGCTATGCACTTAGCGGCATTTTCAGGGCTAAAAGAATTTTCCTTCCCTAAAGGGTGCTTAGTCGCGTTAAGGTCTATAGCTGTGCCGCTTGAGTGATTACTAAGGCTGTCAGTCGTACCGCGTATCATGCGGAAACAATAACCCCAATCGTCCAGGGTGCCTTTGTCTATAGGCTCTATCGTTTCGTGAAACTCCGCCGCAAGGCCAATAAGAAGCGGCGCCACCTTTTCAGCGCACCGTATTTTAAGATCAGTCCCAGGTACCTTAAAAGATTTAATGCCAATTTCTGCAGGGTCCTTACTCGCCGGCCAACCGTTAGAGCTCTTGAGCTCGGCCATTATTGAGCCGGTGCCTCTGGTACTTCGGCATTAGCAAAATCTGCAACCGCTGGCAGGTCGCGCAAGGCTTGACGATAAGTTGCCCAATCGCTACCCGTAGCCGGTGAGTCGGTTAACTGTGTCCAATCGCTAGAGGCTAGTTCATTGGCTCGCCAATTTCGGTAACGCTCTAGCCACCAATCCTGCGGGATTTCATTAACTTTTAATTGGTCTAAAGTTGAGTAAAACTTTTCGCTTACCTTCATTATTAAGCCTTCCTGTAACTAAAACTTATATTTATTGTGTCGCCTGAGGCAAGGGCGAAAGCAAAATCGCTGCCAGTTCTACCCCAAACTTCTGCGTCTGTGGATATTGCTTTATTTAATCCGCTTCTAAACTCCATTAAGTTAGCAGATTTAATTGTACAAAAACCCCAATACACGGTTACTGAGCTTAATTTGTAAATTACTACGGTACCTACGCCCATAGCAGTACTGCCGTCAATTGTTGTTGTGCTTGCATTTGTCGGCAAAGTTAAAGTAATACCGTTATTAGACGTTCCAGCACTTCCTATTACGCATTTAAATTGAGCCTGTACGAGATTGCCGATAGTAACAAAGGCGCCGGTACTAGATGTTAAAGTCAAAGTGCCAGATTGAGTCACGGTAGGGGTGTATGAACTGTAAGTGTAAGAAGGTGTCGGCGCGGTTCCCCATTTGAGCCCTAAACTTTGCGTGGAATCTGCAGTGAGTACAGTGTCGTTCGCGCCAATAGGGATACGCGCGTCTAAAGTGCT